AGAAGTAACAGAAGAAAAAAGCCAGATAATACCTTGCAACAAATGTGATGGAACTGGTTATGTAGTTTATACAAAATTCATAGCAAATGGAAATGAAAGAATCCCTTATAGTTATGCTGCAAGATGTACATGTGAAAATGGAAAAAATGCAAATCAAAAAGTTCCAACGTATGAAGAACTAGGAATAAAAATAAGCAATAGAATTAATCAAATAAAAGATACAACTAGAAGTATTGAAAAGATAAAAGAAGATCTAGTAAATAGTTTTAAAACATGAGAGGAGGGAATGGAATGTCATCAAATGTATTGCTAACAATTTGGTATGTTGCTGTTATTGTACTGTTTCTTTGGGCGACAATTGATAATTTTAAAAGAACAAAAAAAATAATAGATGATTACGGAAAAGCCTTAAAAAGAGAACTACAATTGATAAACGAGAAAGGTACATTAATGGAAATAATAATAAATGCTAAAAAGACAAAAGAGAATTATTTTGTAACACTAGAAAAAATAGAAAAAGAGCTGTTTAAGCAGTAACAACTCTTTTAAGAAAAAAATTTTAGGATGTGTTTTCTAAAATTTCTAAAAAGAATATATCATTAAATTAAAAAGAGGTCAATACTAAAATGCAAAAAATTATTTTTTTAGAGTATGAGTATAAAGTTAAGGGCAAAGTTGCTGTTCTTGATGATGCTTCAATAGATAAAGTAAAAGAACTTTGCCTAAAAAATATTATTAGAAGAGGTTCAGAGTCAATAGAAGATTTTGAAATAACAAAAAGAGAGGACTATAACTATGAGCGAATTTAGTTTATATCAAATAGCAAATGCTTTTCCGTTATTGATGGAAAATGAAGAAATTACAGACGAAGATAAAGTCAAAATTAAAGGAGAATTAACCTTGTTATTACAACAAAAGAGTCAAAATACAATTGGATACATAAGAAATATAGAACTAACAATTGAAGCTATGAAGAGTGAAGAAAAAAGAATATCTGAGCAAAGAAAAAAACTAGAGAAAAGAGAAAGTAATTTTAAAGAATATGTTAAAGAATGTATGGAACAAAGTGGACTTACTAAAATTGAAACACCTTTAGGAACTTTGTCTATAGCAAAGAATCCTATTTCTGTAGAAGTAATCAATGAAGATGAGATTCCTAGTGAATATATTCAAGAAATAGTTACTAAAAAACCAAACAAAAAAGCAATAACAGATAACTTTAAAGCTACAGGAGAAATTATTCCAGGAGTAAATATCTTAACTAATAACTACAGTTTAAGGATTAAATGAAAGGAGTAATATGGAAAATTTAGAAATATATAATCAAATTAAAGAAGTTCCAGAAGAAGCTCGAAAGAAAATAGGTGGAGGAAGACTTAAAGGAATGACAGATATTAAGCCTATGTGGAGAATACAAAAACTTACAGAAATCTTTGGAGTATGTGGTTTTGGATGGAAAGCTCCAATTAAGAACAAAGAAATAATTGAAGGAGCTAATGGAGAAAAGATTGCAATTGTTGATATAGATTTATATGTCAAAATTGACGGAAAATGGTCTGATCCAATTGAAGGAACAGGTGGAAGCAGCTTTGTTGCTAAAGAAAGTAATGGATATTATACAAGTGATGAGTGCTTTAAAATGGCATATACAGATGCAATATCAGTTGCATGTAAATCATTAGGAATGGGAGCAGATGTATATTGGGGAGATAGTAAATACAACAACGCAGAAGGAAATAAAAATAAGAAAAATACAACTGGAAAAGTGGACAACCTTGATAAAAAAATAACTGAAAAAGAAGCAACAGCAATTTATGCTATCATGACTAGAAAAGGCGTAGATGTAGTTCCAAATCTAAAAAAGAATTATAACATTACTAATACAAAAGACCTTACAAGAAGACAATATATATCAATTCTAACAGTAATAAAAAAAATGCCTGACAAAACAACGACAACTGAATCACAAAAAGATGCAACTGCAACACCTAATGAAGATAAAAAACAAATGACTAATAACATGAAGGAATAGGAGGAACAATGAAAACTACTGGAAGTCTATTAGATGTATCAATGGATTTTAGAACTAGAAAAGGAAAACTTGCTTTATTAATTGACACAACAGATTTGGAAGTTTTAGACGTTATATCTAACTTTAAAGATAAAAAACTAGATATTGAAATAAAAAAACATATTGAAAAAAGAAGCGGTAAATCTAATAGATACTTCTGGGAGTTATTAGAAGAAGTATGTGATAGAAAAAAGATAGACAAATTAGAGGAATACCGAAGAAGAGTAAAGGAACTAGGTATATTTAGAGTAAGTAAAATTCCTGCAGAAGACTTTGAAACATTAAAAAAGACATGGGAAAACTGGGGAGAAGCATGGTTCTGTGAAGTAGGAGATACTGAAATAATTGGAGATATAGAATTTAAAATAGTGTTTTTATATTATGGTTCTAGTTCTTTTAGTAAACAACAAATGAGCAGATTAATAGATAATTTAGTACAAGATTGTAAAGCTATTGGAATTGAAACAAAATCTCCAAAAGAAATTGAAAGTATGTTAAAGGAGTATGACAAGAAATGAAAGAAGAGTTTTCTATTATGCCTGACAATCCTCCATTTTGGAGAAATAAAAGATTTTATGGGAGCGAAAGACATGAAATATTTGAGCGGATATGCTACTAAAAATAGAGATTACTCTATAGAAGATGGTTTAGTTATTTTTCTTACTCCAGAGCAGCATAGAGAGGGAAAATATGCAGTACATAAAAATCCAAAGTATTGGGAAGATGAAATAAAAATTCAAGAACTAGCAGAACAAATATGGATAGATTATTATGGAAAAACAAAAGATGATTTTAAACTAAGATATGGTCGTAATTATTTATAAAATTTAGGGGGAAATAAAAATGGGAAAAGTAATACTTCAAACAATGGACTATTCAAAGTTCAAAAAATTAAAAGGAAATAGAAATGTAGATTCTATAAGGGTACAAAGAATTATAGAATCAATAAGAAAAGTGGGATATATAACATCTCCATTAATAGTAAATGAAAATTTAGAAGTTATAGATGGACAAGGTAGATTAGAAGCTCTAAAAATATTAAAACTACCTGTAGAGTATATAGTACACGAAAATATAGGAATTGATGAATGTATATCTATGAACATATATCAGACTAACTGGAGCGACAGGGATTATATTGAAAGTTATGCTAGTAGAAATTTTAAAAGTTATGTGCTTTTAAAGGAACTAATGGACAAATACAATCAGAATTTATTAATTCTTGCTACTGCAATTAATAAAAGATTAAAATGGGATTCAAAAATGATTAGAACAGGAAATCTTAAAATAACAGAAGAACAATGCAAAGAAGCGGTAAAAAAAATAGAATACGCTATGTCATTTATTCCATTTGCTAAAAAAAGACACGGTAATTTAACTAAATTATTACAAGCACTAATATTCTGTTATGATTTTAAAGATATAGATAACAAAAGACTTTTTGAAAAATTAACAGAATATATGCCTCTTATGACACCATATAGCAATTTAGACGAGTGCTTTGTTTCTATTGAAGAAGTCTACAACCGAAACATAAGAAAAAGAGTTTATATCTATACAGAATATAGAAAATTGATGGAAAAAATGAATGTTGGATTAAAAGAAAGACTTGAAAGGCTTAATGATGTTGAAAGTGTAGAAGAGGAGGAAGAGAAGAATGATTTTTAAAATACAAAGACCAATTATTTCTACAAAAGGACAACCATATTTAATATACAATGAAGATAAGAGTATTATGACAGACTCTTTAGAAGTAGGACAAAATCCAGACATTGATAAACTATTCGATAAAGGAGAATATAAGATATATGCAAAAGGTTATATATCAAAGAATGGAAAAGATTTAGTAATAAATAGAAAAGTAACAGGACAGGATTGGTAATAATGAAAATATTGGAACTCTTTGCAGGAATAGGAGCTTGTAGTAAAGCACTTGAAAGATTAGGAATAAATGTTGAAATAGTAGATGCAGTAGAAATAGATAAATACGCAATGGCTAGTTTTAATGCAATACATAATACAAAATTTCAAACACAAGATATAACAACATACAATAAAGATTTAAAAGATATAGACTTAATAACACATGGTAGTCCTTGTCAAGATTTTTCAGTTGCAGGAAAACAAGCAGGAGGAGATTTAGGTAGTGGAACAAGGTCAAGTCTTATGTATGAAACAATAAGAATAGTTGGACAAGTTCGACCTAAGTATGTGTTGTGGGAGAATGTAAAAAATATATTAAGTAAGAAACATAAACACAATTTTGATGCTTACATAGAAACTATGAATGTATTAGGTTATAACAGTTATTATCAAGTTCTTAATGCTAAAGATTATGGAATACCACAGAACAGAGAACGTGTATATACTGTATCAATAAGAAAAGATATAGATAAAGGGAAGTTTAAATTTCCAGAAAAAGAAGAACTTAAATTAAGACTCAAAGATATGTTAGAAGATGAAGTTGATGAAAAATATTATTTGAGTGAAAAAATGCAAGATTATGTTCTTGATTTCAATAATAAACAAAATGGTACAAAATGGGAAGGCAGAGCAGATGAAGAAAAGTTGAATACAGACATTGCACACGCAATAGGAGTAAGAAGTGCAGGAGGAAATCAAAGAGCAGGAGTAAGCAATTTTATTATAGATGGATTAGATGAAGAAATAAAAGTTAAGGATTTAAAACTAAGAATTAAAAATGCAACTAAAAAAGGATATGATGAAGCAGTAGATGGCGATAGTGTAAATTTACAATATCCAGATAGTAATACAAGAAGGGGTAGAGTAGGACATCAAGTAAGTCAGACTCTTATGGCGAATGATAGTATGGGAGTAGTAAATAATTACAGAATTAGAAAACTAACACCAAAAGAATGTTGGCGTTTAATGCGGTTTTGACGATGAAGATTTTGAAAAAGCACAAGCAATACCAATGAGTAACACGCAATTATATAAACAAGCTCGGAAATAGTATAGTGGTAAATGTACTAGAGAAAATATTTAAAAACTTATTATTAGGAGGACAACAATGAAAAATCTGAATTATCTTAACGAATACAGAGTTGAACTATATAAGGGTATTTTAGGAGATGAACACAATGGAGCTTTTGAAATACCAATAGATAATAAGAAATTTATAGTAATAGCAAGTGATGGACTAGGATGGGAACATGTATCAGTACATATAAAAAATGTAGAAAGATGTCCTAAATGGAATGAAATGTGCAAGATAAAAGAAATGTTTTTTGAGGATGAAGAAGCGGTAATGCAGCTTCATCCAAAGAAAGCAGATTATATTAATAATCATGAATATACATTACATTTATGGAAACCTATTTTAGAAACAATTCCTACTCCACCAACTTTTATGGTTTAGGAGAATTGTAAATGAGTAAGTATGGAAATAAAAAGATAGTAGTAGATGGAGAAAAATTTGATTCTCAATTGGAAGCAAATAGATGGTATGAGCTAAAACTATTGCAAAGAGCTAAACAAATAGAATATCTACGCAGACAAGTGAAATTTGAATTACAGCCATCTTATAAAAGAAATGGAAAAACTATTCAAGCAATAAATTATATAGCTGATTTTGTCTATTATGACTTAAATAAAAAGAAAGTTGTAGTTGAAGATACAAAAGGATTTAAAACAGAAATTTACAAATTGAAGAAAAAGATTTTTGAGTATATACATCCAGAATTAGAAATAACAGAAATATATAAGTAGGTGGAAACAATGACAATGTTTGAATTAATTGACAAAGCAATAAGAGAAGGATATACAGGAACAGACAATACCTGTAACGGGAAATGCACTAAATGTGGAGAATGTTGTGGAACAATATTACCAATAGATCAAGAAGATGCAGATAGAATAGTAAGATATGTATTTGAAAACAAGGTATTTATAAATAGATTTATACTTGTTATGAAAGGAAAGTTGCAATGCCCCTATTATAATGGTAACAAAGAAAAAGGATGCAGCATATATGAGGCAAGACCAAAAATATGTAGATACTATAAATGCGATAAAAAAGGAATAAATTTATCAGAAATGAAAAGTATGTCAGAATGTTACCCTGTTGATATGTGGGCATTTGCAGAAGATATTGAAAAGGAGATGAAAAAGCATTATGGACTTAACAAAAAGACAAGAGAAACAATTAAATAAAGTATTTGATGATCCAAAGAAATTAAGAAAATGGGTTGATGAAATTTATTATGAAATGCAGCAAAGGTGTAAAGAAGAAACAACAAAACTGATTGATGAGTATTTGAATATCTATAGCATAACTGTTGCATTTACAGCTCATTACAATTTAGGACTAGGAAAGAAAAGACTACCAGAGTTTATGGGAAAAATATGGAGAAATATAGATTGTTTTAAAAGTGGACATTTAGACCTGCAAGATTGTATTGATGAACTTACTGAATACGGAATAGATTTTACAGATATATTGAGATACCCTGGACATGGAAAGGAAAAAGAAAATGAAAAAATATAGAATTTATGCAATATATAAAGGCGATAAATTCATTTTTGAAGGAACTGCAAAAGAATGTGCTAATTATTTAGGAGTTAAAGAAAAAACAATTTATTTTTATAATACGCCATCAAACAAGAGAAGAAATAAAAAATCCAGAACAATTGCAATTATTATTGAATAAAGAAGGAATGAAGAAAAATGAAAATAGAGAATCATATTAAAAATTTAGAAGAATATTGCGAAGATGATGACTTATTTGAAAAAGATGGAGATTTCAAAGAATTTTGTGATAATCATATAGCAGATATAAAAGCAGTAATCCAGGAGTTGAAGAATACTCAATCAGATTTATATGAAGCTAATCATAGAATAACAGATTTATTACTTACTTTAGGAGATAGAGATAGATTAATAGATTTAATGGCAAGAGTAATAAGTAATTATGATGCTCAATTAGGAATATGTGAATATAAAGATAAAGATGATGTGATTGAAGCATTTAAAGATTTTGATAAAAGAATTAATATACGTAAAAAGAAAAGAGAGGAGTTTAAAGATGCAGAAAATAAATCATAGTGAATTAGCAAAAAGACTAATATTAAGAGCAATAGAAAATTATAGAAATAAATTTATACTAGAAGAAGATTTAATGAGTGGAGAAGATAAAAGAAAAGTTTTAGAAGAAATAGATAAAGAAGTAGAAGAAATAAAGCATAAAAAGAGTTATAAAAAAGAAATAACAGAAAAAGTTATAGAGCCTATTGAAAATAAAATGAAAGAGGTAATTTATGGATAAACGAAAAATAATAGAAATATATGTAACAGAAGACAAAGAAAATGATACTACAACTTTTAATTTTGATAGATTAGAAGATACAAAAGAAGCAAATTTCATGATGAAAAGATTATCTCTGATGTTTGCAGCAAATATAAAAGAAGATGAGAACTTAGAAATATGTAAAGGAAACGAATAGAGGTGTTTTTGTAAGTAATGAATAAGTGCCAAAGTTGTGCTAAACAATTTTATTGCAAAAATTTCAAGAAAATAGAAGATTGTAAAGAATATTATAGTTTTAAATATGTTAAAGACTATGGCGTACCTAGGAGGATTGAAAATGAAGGAAGGAACTAAAATAATTGTTTATTATGTTGAAGCAGCATACAATACAAGTAAAAGAATGAGGAAATCAAGAGAAGGTACTTTTATAAAAGAATATAGTAATTATATACAATTTTATGACAAATACCACATAAGAAGAAGTATAATGAAACAAGACTTAATAGATATAGAAAGGGTTGAAGATTAAATGAAACAAAAAGTAGTACAATTTAATGAAAGCCATAAATGGTGTGGATCATTTGGATTTATAAATGAAATTAAAGGAGAAAGAATTATGGTAGGAGTTCCTATACCACAGGAAGGAACAGCATATATTTTTTGCAAAAGAAATGAATTTGACATAATAGGAGAAACCGACTTATTACCAGCAGGAGAGTGATGATAATATGAAATATAAATTAAATAAAGAACTTAAAGAGAAAATGCTTACAGAGATAGAACAATATGATTATAATTTAAAATTGTTCAAACAACTCCAAGAAAACAACGAAAATACAAGAAGATTATTATTCATTGAGCATAAGTTGAATTGTGTTGAAAACGTATATAATCAGTTAGATACTTTTGAAAAAGAAGTATATGATTATATATTCAAAAAACATTATAATTGGCTATATTGTGAATCTGTTAAGCAAATAAACAAAAATACATATTATCATGTTTATAATAAAAGTTTATATTTATTAGCAAAAGAAATAGGGGAAATATAATATTTCTCTTTTTTTATTGTCTTAAATTGCAGAAAAATTAGGGAAAATTTATATGCTTTTTTATGGTATATTAAATACAGTAGCAATGAAGCAGTAAATTGCTTAATATTGTTTGAAGTCGTTATTGAAGTCGCTATTGCTGCGACTTCTATTTTTTTGCTAGTAATTGGCTAGGCAATTATTATATATAACTCCTATAAAGAGTGCTAATAAATACTAAACTGTCAAAAGATTTCCTTTAAAAGCTATTTTTATATATATTTGTTACAAGAACTTTCCTAGCACAAGTTCTTTAATATGTTATTAATTTTTGGCTTATGCCAAATTCTATTATAAAAAAGCCCTTTATTTTATACAGCAGGAGTTCCCATTCCTGCTTGTATTTTTATAAATAGTACGTAGTGATATATATAAGTATATTGTTTTTAGTGGAAAGACCTTCTTTCGACAATATATGAATTGCAGATATATCATTACATAGTGTTTATATATGGAGGTATTATGGAATTTAAAATAAACAATGATACATGGAAGATATTAAATAAAGATAGTAAAACATTATTAGAAGAGTTAAATTCTCATTCAGATAGAGATGCTTACTATTTTGCATTTGGAGTTACAAAATATCCTACGCATGAAATATGGATTAATAAAGAAATGAGTCGAGAACAGCAAATAAAGACTTTAAAGCATGAATTAACGCATTGCTATATTTTTAATTATGGATTGTATAATGTACCTAGTTTTAATGAAGAAATGGTATGTGATTTAGTTTCAAGTATAAATGATTTTATAAATGAAGTAGTTAAAAAATATAAAGAGGAGAAAAACAATGAATGATAGAGCAAAGTATTTAGAAGTAAATGATGAACAAAATTATAGAATAAATGAGATAAGGGAAAGATTTTCAAAATTATATGATGATATAGATAGTATTTGTAAAACTAGTAGAGAAACATCTTTAGTATATGACAAATTAGAAGAAGCTCAATTTTGGGCAATAAAAGGTATAACAAGGGAGAAATAGAAAATGGGAGATAAAGATTTTATAGATTTATGTAAATTAGAAGTGTGTAAATATCACAACAATAAAGTTGATACTTTAAAAGGCGAGGATGATTTCATACATCCAGAAGATGTATATATAGTTTGGATATGTAAAGTATTGCAAAATAATAAAGCATTAGCAAGTACAAACATACCTGATAACATGTATTATGAATTAACATATAATGGAGATAAAAAAGAATTATATGTTGATGCTTATAAGAAAGAAGAAAATATTGTCGTGAAAGTTGAGGAATAACAATGAAGATAATGATAAGTCAACCTATGAGAGGAAAGACTAATGAACAAATAAAACAAGGACGAGCAGCAGTAGTAAAACAATTAGAAGCGGAAGGACATGTAGTAATAGACACAGTATTTGATACAGTTCCAAAAGGAGTAAATGAAGCAATATATTATTTAAGTAAGTCAATAGAATTGCTAGGACAAGCAGATGGTGTTGTATTTATGCCAGGATGGAATACTGCAAGAGGATGTATTATAGAACATCAAGTAGCAACATCATACAATAAATTTATTAAATATTTATAAGCGATATTAAAGTGCTAGGCAACATTAATATATATTTTTATTATATTTAGTATTATCATTATTGATTAAAAATGTGTCAATTAACAAGTTTTGTATTATTTTTGTATTAGTTATAACCTAGCAATAACTATTTTATTTAAAGGCAAGGTGGTAAATATGACAGAAGCTCAAAAAAGATTTTGTGATGAATATGTTATAGACTTTAATGGAACAAGGGCATACAAAGCAGCATATCCAAATTGCAAAAAAGATGAAACTGCAAAAGCAGCTGCAAGTAGGTTGTTAACGAATGTTAACGTAATACAATATATTCAGGAACAAAAGGAAGAAATGAAAGAAAAAATAAACATAACAAAAGAACAAGTCATAAATCAAATAGCAAGAATAGCTTTTGGAGATATTAGAAAACTTTATAATGAAAACGGAGGATTAAAGAATATCCAGGATTTAGATGATGATGCTGCAGCAATAGTTGCAGGAATTGAAACAACAGAGGAATTTGATGGATATGGAGAAGATAGAGAGCAAATAGGATATACAAAGAAAGTAAAGATAGCAAGTAAAGATAAGGCATTAGATATGTTAGGAAAATATTTTGGAATATTCACAGAAAAAGTAGAAATTAATTCTGACAAACCTTTTGAAGTAAATATAAACGTAAAAAAATAGTACATTTTAAGACATTATGGTAACAATTATGTTAAAAAACAAGAATGATAATATATTAGGCGAAAATTAAAAAGCCTTAAAAAGAGATTTAGAAAGTCTAAAGCCGTACTTTTTTGATAATATTCTAATAATTCTTTACATAAAATGAAAGGAGTTTCAAATGGATATAGATGTTACTGAAAAACAAAATGCTTTTATGAACTCTACAGCCTTTGAAACATTATTCGGAGGAGCAGCAGGAGGACGGCAAAAGTTTTGGACAACTTGTAGATGCTCTTGTCTTTGCATTAAAATATCCTAAGTCAAAACAAATTATATTCAGAAGAACATTTGCAGACTTAGAGAAATCTCTTATAAGAGTAAGCCAAGAATTTTATCCTAAAGAAGTCGCAACATATAATTCAAGTAAACACATGTGGAGATTTAAGAATGGTAGCATTATAGATTTTGGATATATAGATAAGGAGTCAGACGTATATCAATATCAATCAGCAGAGTACGATATAATCCGCTTCGACGAATTAACACATTTTACTGAGTATATGTATGTATATATGATTTCAAGATGTCGTGGAGCTAATCCATATCCTAAAGGAATAAAAAGTTCTACAAACCCTGGAGGAGTTGGACATAGTTGGGTAAAAGCAAGGTTCATTGATATTGGAGAACCTAATGTAGTACATGAAGTAACACTTGAAACAGGAGAAAAAACAACAATAATATTCATTCCTAGTCTAGTACAAGATAATATATTCTTATTACAAAACGATCCTGATTATGTAAGAAGACTTGATGCACTTCCTGAAAAGGAACGTAAAGCATTAAAATA